AATGTACCTATATCAGTCATTATATACCTTCTTCATCCGTACTGGTTTCTTGGTTTCTTTCTCTTTTATTACATCAAACCTGGAACCAAATTTAGTGCGTTGTTTCCTTTTTGGAGGAGTTGTTCTTTGTGGTATCTTTTCCTCTAAAGCGTACTTATACCGTTTCCCATCTGTTCCAATAACAGGTTTAAGTTCTTCTTCAGTTAAAAGCCTTTTCTTTGCTTTTTCATCTCCTAAAACCGATACCATGTTTTTAGCGGCATCAATTACATTAGGCTTTTGTTCTTGTTTCTTTCCAAATACAGGTAAAAAGTCTTTGTATTCAAAATGAGATCCATCTTTAAACTTAATAAATGCCAGGGCAAATCTATAAGCAATCAAAGCGAGTTGGTGCATTATCTGTTCATGTGGTAAGGGATTTTCACTTGAGTACATTTCCCATTCTTTTGCTTGAGAATAAGAAATACTATCAAGCATTTTATCCACATTTACATGCCCCAACTCCCTTGCCATACCTATCCAGAACTTTCTTCCTGGCCTCCTAAGTTTTTTGCCATTTCCTCTTCAGCTTCTTCTGTACTACCATTTACTTCACGAACAACTTCCAAAATCTTATCCAAAACTTTTGCACTTTTTTTGGAAAGCTGTTCATAGTGTTCTTCAGTAAAAAGTTTTTGTGTTGCTTCTGGATCAGCAAAAACACAAGAGGAAATCATTTTAGCTCTGAAATTATCAGAATTAAATTTCCTCTTTCCATCAGCCGTTTCAATAAAAACAGACTTTTCCCAATCTTCTTTATCTTTTCCAGACATTCCTTTTACATAAAGTTTACATTTCCATTCAGAAACAGGAACCTCTTTAATCTCAAGATCATTGATTCCAAAAATGTGATTACGGAGTTCATTAATATCTTTCAGTTCTACAAATTCCATTGTCTTTCTCCTTTGATTAAGTTTCTTACTTTTCCAATTAAATCAATTAAGTTATAAGAGTTATAGGGGTATAGGGTTTGATTAACCCTGAATTCAATTAAGATCCACTACCGGAGTTTACAGTCACCTGTCCAGTTACCTTAATAGTAATATTACAAGTAATCTGTGAACCAGGATCAAGGTTAAGCGGAAGTTCAGTAACAAGCCCACTAAATTCAAGAGATGTTACATCATCATCCGGCAAAATCATTTCATAATCCACTTCAGTATCCGATTCAAAATCCGTTTTCATGATTTCATAATCAGACCTTGTAAAATTCATGGTAAAGGTCAATGTACCAGGATCACGAAAACCGGCAATGAATTCACGATAACCACCCGTACTGGCAAGAGATGTTACATCAATAGTTTCCCTAGACATAGTTGGTCCAGAAATATTGATAACTTCCCCTACACTTACCCAAGCAGCACCAGTGTACTTTTTGAGCAATGCACCTACACTCGAAACAGCATTAGTCATTTTAATACCTCCTTACGTTGTTGTTATATTCCAGATCGTTCAACCCGGAAATTTAAAGAAAATTGATACCTGTTTTTATCGTCTTGTCCTAAATACAAAATATCCGATTTAACAGCTATCTCAATATATCTAGTACCGTTCCATATTTCATTATTTCTGGCATAATGTAAACGATACTTGACATCTCGCATAAAAGCATATCCTACTTGGTAATCGACGTCTCTATGCAAAAACTGAACAGATGGTCTTTCATACCCATATTCCCCTTGATCTGCTCCGCCAGTATCAACAAGAACAGAACAAGTATTAGGAGAATCAGGCATAGAAGCAACAAATAGATTAGTACCAAACACCAACCCTAATCCAGCACCAGAATCTACAAGCATATCCTTTATATCTATACTTGGTGCATTTGCTGAACTTGTTGTCATCTCAATGCTCCTTGTGCTTCTTTAGCTACTGTATAAAGCACATAAGCTGTATTTCTATCTACAGCATTCTCTAAAAACTTAGGACCAGATCCAGGTCTCGTCCAATTAATTCCTGATTGCCCTCTTTTAGAAACAGATCCCATATGACTTAAAGCTCTATTTGATATTCCTGAACTGGATGTCATTTCATGAACATAAAGAGCATAATAAGCACCAAAGCCAAAAACAACAAATGGACCTCTTGCATTTCCAAGGGCTTTTGCTTTTCCTGTCATTTCAGCAATAGTACCAGAATGAACAGCTTGCAATTTTGCCATTTGTGAAGCCGTAAATGCCGTTTTTTTGCCGGTTTGTCTAAAACGGGGACTTGCACCTTGGGGAACGTTCCCTTGGCTTGTAATCACGAAAAAACTGGCCCTAAGATTTCCTTTATCAACTGGAATCAATGGAGCTGTTTTATCCATATCCCTTCTTATTTGAGCAACCCCCCTAATAATGCCTTTTAACGTCCGTCCTTCAATGGATTGGATTCTTGTATTCAAATTCGCAATAACTTGTTCTAATCCACGAATTTTTGCTTTACCGGCCATTACAACCACGCCTTTCTAAAATAATCTGCTCCGTCAATGCTTACTTTTTTATAATAAGCCCTAATTGGAAAAGCCCCTGATATATTCTGTGGATTATCTAAATCACCAGAATCAATATCATCCAATTCTCCAAGATACAAATAAGCATCATTTTCAAAATCATGGGAACTGGAATACACAGCAGCTTTTGATATTTCTTCTTTTCCAGCGGCACTCATAAAAAGTTCTTGGTGTTCTTCCCATCGTACATCAATTTCAACTGGATCGGCAAAAGACAGCTTACCATACCCATCTGTTGTAGGAGATCCCCAATAAACTGCTTTCTGATTAAATGATCCTTCTAAGAAACCCATAACTAATCCTTATAAAATAGGAGAATCGTCAAATGAAGGAATTGCCACAATAGTTGCTCGTTTCTTACCTGTATTCGCTAATTTCCCACTGGTATCAAAAGCAAGTGCAGTTTGTCCATAAGTAGTAGTTTGCATGTTCATTCCAAGTTTAGGATAACTTTCAGCTCCATCCCCAATCTTTTTATACTGTGGTTGTCTGGATTTGGTCATAGCTATTAAATGAGCAGCTACCCATTTTTCAATAGTTTCCATCAAAGCGTCAGACAACTCTTCTTCCCCCAAAATAGCATTAACAAGGGCATTAGCATCCGTGATATATGAAGTTATTTGGGCTTCGGATAAAGAAGTAGCCATAATAGCTTTTACATCTGCTGCATTTGTTCTAACAGCCATTTTTTATCTCCTTGCCTTCCATAATTTTGGCTCTATAAAATCCATCACAGCAGAACCATTCCAAGTCAACCCTAACCACTCTATAGTGTGCATCATTTGTTCATAATCGGCATTAACCATTCTTTCAGGCCAAACCATTTGGACATTCAATCCTGCTTTAATTATCTCAATAAACTTTTCTTCGTGCTGATGCACCCACCAAAGCCACCCATCTCTTTCATTATCTACTCCAACAGCCTTTTGTACCTTTTCATTTGCAAAAGCTGTCATGAAACCAGTTTTCATACAAGAATTAACAATATCTGCTGTTTTTCTCCGAACAATAACCCATTTTGAATTAGGGAAGGCGTACTGCCAAACCGGCCATATAAGAGACATTTTAGCACACTTATACATCCACGGTTTATCAGAAGTCCATCCTTGTAATTTCATAACACTAAGAACAGTTTCTCTAAACTTTTGTGGAATAATGATATCTTCTGTTTTAGGAATTGGGTATTGTCCTCTTCTATCTGCCCCCGTATTCATAAGAACAGGCTTAACAACCTTCTCTCGAATAACATGGTTTTCAAACATCCCCTTGCGGTTCCATTTAGATGGCCCAACTGTATCCCCCTTAAAAGCTCCACACAAATGAACACAAGCCCCTACCATACTTGTTCCTGATCGAGCTGCCCCTGTTACTAAAATCGGTTTATCAGAATAATCCATGATTAGGACTCCTTATAAAACTGGTTATAAATTCTTTCATTCTTTTGTAACAAATACCGAAACTTTGGTGGTCTTAGTTTTTCATGGTAAAGATGATACACTAATAAATCATCTCTATGAACAAATTTAACTCCTTTTTTCTTTAATGAATCCCTAAACGCATCATCATCATAAGAAATTCCATTTGCAAATCGTTCATCAAATCCGTTTATACTCCAATAAGTGTCTTTATGTAATGCACTACAAAAATGATATTCCTTATTTCTGTGTTTTGAGTGCTGATACCATCCTAAAGGGGTTCCATCTTCTTTCCAAGCTAAACAAGCACAAACTACATACACATTAGGGTCTTTCTGAAATTCATTATCAAGTCCATTTAATACATTCTCAACATGACAACATTCTGGATTTGTAATTACTAAAAAATCACCTTCAGCATGAAAAGCTCCTAAATTAAATGAAGTACATGGATTATAACTTGGTTTGATTCTTGTTATAATCTTTACATTTATTTTAGTGTTATTTATTACATTCTCCAATAAAAGTGTTTCTTTTTCTGTTACTTTATTATCCAGAATTAATATAACCTCAAAATCATTTCTTTTTTGATAATGAAACCACAAAGAACCTAATGTCTCTGTAAATTGATTAAACCGATTATAATACGGCATCAAAATACTATATTTCATTTCAAACATAACATTCTTTAGCATATTTGGTTATTGTGTTGTTGTAATCAGCAAAATTATTCTCTGTTAGTCTATTATTCCATTCTTGAGCTAACGGATGTCCTGCATACCAATGAATACCTATGCTTTCTTTAGGCATTGTTTCTTGCATCAAAAACACATGTTCTAACTCTTGGAAGGTATAATGATACAGCATCGACATACTGTAATTGTATATATTCGTATTGTATTTATTTTTAATCAACCCTAAAATATCAGCATTTCTTTTTAATTTAGACCAACCCCTTCCAAGTAATAAAGAATAAACAGCTTGTACTCCAGCACATTGATAATGTTGTGGTGTGTACGTTTTTGTTGCTCTATTAAATACATCCTTAAAAAATTGAGAATTACTATTTGAATGTAAAAACCCGATTGATACCCATTTATAGGAACAGATACCGACATCTGTTTTTTTAATCCTTTCATACAAAGAATCTAAACTCTTTATAAACAGAATATCCATATCGGCATATATACCCCCTTCAGTTGCCAACATATTCCATTTAAAGAAATTACTTTTATGAGAAGCAGATATTCCAGTTAATTCTTTTACTGGAATTTCCCATTCTTTTATTGGTATCTGTAATTCTGAAACTCTTTCTAAATAATCGTCTCCTTTGTAATTAAAAAAATCTTGTTGATTTGGTTCTTTCCAAGTTTTCTTTTTTACATTACAAGGACAATAATATAAAACAATCTCCCAATCTGGATTATGGAATCTACATGATTTCAATGTCATATACCTTAACCATGACATTGTTTCATTTCCCCAATAAAAGAAAATCCTCTTTGGTACTTTCATAATAAACCAAACTCTTTTCTTAATTCATTTCTGATATTTTCAACATCAGCCATAACCGCTTTGTAATTCTTACTTGTAACACTGTCAGGGTGTTTTCTCTTATAGTACAATCGTTTTTTCAAATGATGGTACTTATATCCAAGCATCACAGTTTTAATCAACCAATAAAAATCTTCACTGTATTTTATATGTTCAGGAAACGGAACTTCTCTTAATATATTAATTGGAATCCAGATTCCAGTAAATCCAAATAAATTAGTTGTTTCCCAAATAGCTTTGGTTAATGTTTTTTGTGTAAATGATTTCAAATTCGATTTTTTGGTAATTAGCCCTTTATCATTAATAATCCAATAATCAGAGTAAATAATTGTATCTTGCCCTACTTGTTCAGAAAACTTTAATTTATCAGATAATAATGTAGGAGATAATATATCATCAGCAGGTGCCCAAACCCAAAAATCTCCTTTTGCTTCTTTTACGCTTTTATTAAGAAGCGGTCCTTTTGTTGATTGCTTTGGCATTTTTATTACACGAATACGTTCATCTAATTTGGTGTATCTTTCCATGATACCAAGAGTATCATCAATACTACCATCATCAATGAGAATGTATTCAAAATCAGTAAAATCCTGAGCTAATACACTCTCAATGGCTTTTGATAAATACTTTCCATGATTATAACTGGAAGTAAATACCGTTATTTTTTTAGATGAATTGTTCATGCTTATCACTATTTACCATAAACCCAAGAAGTTTATTATAATCATGATAATAACATTTATCACAAATACTCCCATCAAATGGTTTCATGGTACTCATAATATTTTCTATATCTTTTACATCCCCCATACATAATTTATCTGCCATTTTACGATTACCTTCATGAATAGCATATTGAGCACCACAACAAGTATAAACTTTACCATCCGCTCCAATTACGGGTTTAAGATAGCAAATATAACACGGCCCCCCTTTAGCATAAGAATGACGTTGCTGATAAATAACCTTTGAATCATCTATTCCAACAAGCATTAAATGTTTTTTTATTGCAGTAAGATTGATATAATCTTTCTCCAAAATATCAGTAACAAGTCTTACGTGCGTAAAATCCAAAACATTAGCTACTTCAATTATCCTTTCAATATTTTCAATATTTGGATTCTTACTCACAACATAAGAGAAAGCCCAATCAACATTTAATCCCTTTCTTACTGCATCAAACACAGTATCCTCAAATCCAGCCGTATATTTTCTTTCATCTGAAAAACTAATTCTACACCAAGTTAAATCTTCAAAAGTATTGAGTTTATATAAACACAATCCATTTGTTACCAACCCAACATCAGTACCAGAAGATTTAACAAACTGGATAAATTCATTTATTTTAGGGTAAAGTAAAGGTTCTCCACCACCAGTTATTGTCATTGCTTTCATACCAAGTCGTTTTAATGAAAAAACAGCCTGCAAAGCATCATCAAAAGGCATTTGAGTTTTTCTGTCATCATCCCTACATGAACAAAAGGAACAATTAAGATTACATTTATTAGTTAAAATCATTTGAACATGATAACAAGGAATTTTCCCTTTGTTTTTTATATCATAAAGAACACTCCAGTTACGCATCAACTTAATTGGCATTGAGTTTGCCGCCGTAAATGAAGATTCTTTAATCCGTTGTCCACTCATCATAAACCCACCCTTGATTAAGGTTGTGTAATCTCGGTTCCCCATGCCAAGCTAAAATATGTGCTTGTGGTATTTTTTTCATTCCATTATTAGTTAATTGTTTTCCAATAATAAAATCTTGAGGTAATTGTTCTTGTAACTTAACAATATTTTCTGTACCAATAACTTGGGATATAAAACCCTGATCCCCTCTTCTCCATCTTTCAATATGAGATTTATGTTTATTTATATATTTTTGTGGATCTTGTTTAAATACTGTATATACTTCTGAATAATCTGCAAATGAACCAACCATAATACCACTGGCAAAATTAGAATCTTTCGTTACTTTTCTAGCTATTTGATTAAATCCTCTTAATCCACCAAAATCAATTCCCTGTACTAAATCAACAAAAGAGTCTATTTCATTAATAATTACAGTATCTAAATCAAAATAAATATTAAACCCCTTAAATAACTCTGGACGAAAGAGTTCAATCTTTGACCACCACCCTTTCCAATTATGTTTTAAACGAACTTCATTTATTTCACTCCGATTTAAAGAAACATCAGTTAAACAATGGAAATAAAAATCACCTGAAAAGTTTCTCTGTATTCCATCAAATAACCGATATACATATTCTTTATTGTAATCGCCACCTGATTTCAAAACACATACAAAATTAACTGGATTCAGTTCGTTTTTTGACACTAAATTTTCACTTTCAGTTATTTCTGGTATCTTTGTATCAATTTCAATTATTTCGTCATTTTTAATGGGTTTTTGTGTCGATCCTTGTTTTTCAAAATAATCCCAAAATGAAGCAACAGGAAATTCTTTAATTTTAGAACCAGGTGATAAATTAATAATCTCTAATCCTAATTTCTTAGCTTCTTCAGAAACAGGACCAAATCCATTTATTTGTCTTTTATACGGAGGTTGTACTTTTGATCTTCTTGGTACTTTCCCCATTGCTAAATCTTTATTAGTAAAATTTTCTTTTTTGTCAGGATAACCAGCGTGCCAATGAACCCTTCCATCTGGTAAAGAATACATATCAAAACCCAACATAAATATTCTTTTTGCTCCTAAACAATATCCTAAATTGATTGCAGCAGCTCCTGAATTAAATCCAGCCCAAGTAAGACTCTTTCTATTGGTACATAATCCTTTTTCATGATTCTTTTCAAGAAACTTAATACTCTTGTATTTATTTCCCGCAAACTTGCCTGCACTGGAAACTTTCAAACCACTAAAATTATCATACCAACTTTTATATTGTAAATAAGTATCAGAATCACCCCAATAAGCAACATCAACCCAATCTCCAAGAAAAGCAGATAAATTAACTCCAATAATATGCTTATCTTTTAAATAAGGCTTAAGGTAATTTCCAAACTCCACAAAATCTTCTTGATGTAATGGAATTAAAGCATCTGAAACGTCAAATGTTTTTGTAATAGAATGCCCTCCCCCTATTACAAAACAATCACCATCCCAAATCTCAGGAGCTTGCCAAATCATTTATTATTCCTCATCATCTTCATCAACGGAAATATCATCAACAACATCTTCTAATACTTGTCCATCAGGAAGAAATGATTCAGCAGCTTCACGCCTTAATGGTTTAGAATTAAGTTTCTGTAAAGTTACTGTATTAATTACATCATACCACCCACCACCTCTTGATTTAACACTAAGTGTCTTTCCAAGATCCGCTGCCGGAAGAGCGTCGAGATTAGTAAAACCAGCTTTTACAATATTACTCAATTCCCATTCATGTGCATAAAGAATTTCTCCTCTTTTGACTACCTGCCCATCAGAATGATAATGAGTTCCATTTGTGACTTTTCTCCACTTAGGTCTAGTATCACCTTGGTGTTCGGGTGCTTTTCTTTTATTTGCTCTTTTAATAGCCATTATTTGTCTCCTTAACTTGATTAGTTAATTTTATAAAATGGTTTGATTAACCATAGTGTATGTATAATTACTCTTAGGACAGAACACACAGACCAGAGTTGCCGGACTGATCTGCTCTAATCTGCGGAACCTGAATGGTCATAACTTTAAAATGATGAACCATTCCACCCTGGGAAGACCACTGAACTACACGAGGGGAGAAACCATTAACCATACGAATGGTACTGGAGTTCATAGAAACCATTACAACTGTATTAGCCGTAAGACGATCAGCGACCTTAATACCAATAAGACCATCAATCTCCATCAAACGCTGTTTAATGGATTTGGGATATCCGGTAGAATAATCGTCACCCATAACTGTATCATATGCAGTAGGAATATAGACCATAAACGGGCCAAAATGATTTGCATTGATAAGGGCTTGTTTCATACCCTGTACATCTTCAAGAATCTGAGCACCTGTTTTACCAGAAGCATTCCAGTTAGCACTAAGGGAAGTAGTGTTTTTATTCGTATCAGAAATATAAGAATAAATAGTACCCCCACCATAAGTAAAAGATGTATCGGTAAACAGGAGATCCTCCAGCTTTTCAGATACACGCCGAGTTACTGCTTCAATCATAGTGGTATCCAAAGAATCACCACTATTACGGGATGCTTCCAAAGACCGCTGATCCAAAGTAAAACCACCATGAATAATGGGAATCGGCAAATATTTTGTCAGATACTTAGGACGATCTCCCTGTCCCATAGTGGCCCCATCCATGCTGATATTTGCACTACCAGGATCATTCATATCCTGATACTCAAGAACCGTTTTACCCATTGCATTGCTAATATTATAAGTAAGACCAGCATTGAACAGATCAGCAACTCCTACCAAACGTTCACGAGCAGTTTTCATAACAACTCTATCAATTTCAATCCATTCGTCACGCTGGAGGGTTGCATTGGCTACCGGCACTTTTTTAAATACTGGCTTACCATCTTTAATACCAACCTGAGAATTAACCCAAGGCCGTCCTTTATACCAATAAGGCCGCATGGAATGAACACTAAACCGTGTTCCAATCATACTAGCCAATTCAGGATTAGAGAACCCTTTATCCTGGGAAAATACATCCATTTGTGCGTCCATTATTTTTTCTCCTTATTAATTTATATTTTAAGTTTAACTCAATTTAACTCAATTTAATTAAACGATAGTTACATTGATTCGTTTATCATAACCAAGAGTACCAGAAGATTCAGCTCCACTGGAATCAGAAAGATTCACAGCTTCATCAGCTTGAGCAACGACTTGTCGATCATATCCTGTAAAAGCATCATCAGAATCAGCAGTATCAGCGGCAAACTTTTTCAAAGTACCATCACCGTTAGACTCCAAATAATCCCCAATAGATACATTCTGTCCATCAGCAAGAATAGCCTGTACCTGATCACCACGCTGAGGCATCCAACAAACAACACGAGCATCAGCAGCATAGGCATCATCAATTCCATTACCCTGATTTTCATCTTCAATAGCAAACATCGGCAAAGAACAAGTTCCACCAGAAGTGGAGTGTTTCTGCACTTTATCTGCACTAGTTCTTTCCAACAGATGACCGGGATAAAGCTCGGCTACGGCCTGCTTTTCAATCTGTGCCCGTCCAATCTGAACTTGTTTCAATACAATAGTCTGACTCATTTTCTTATCTCCTTTGTTTATTTATTATTTTTCAGTTGCCGTAAAATCAAAGTCCATATCCGGCAGGACTCCATCACTACCATCATCACCATGATCCACCGGAACATGAACACCGGCATTACCTACATAATTAGCACCTTTTTTCTCAGGAATAAAAGACGCAAGTTTTTCCAAGTGATCATAAGAAAAAACTTTAAGCTCATCTTCGGTAAATTGATTGCTTTCATGAGCAAAAATCCTCTGCACCAATTCATTCTTTCTTTCCTGAAAAATACGATGACCATTACGAATAGATTCTGCAACTTCAGGATCAGCGTTTGCCAAAAGCTCATCAAATGTCATTTTCTTTTCTTCCGTTTCTTTTTCTTCCGTTTTTTTGGTTTCTTTATTAGTTTCGGGTTTTTTCTCCGGTTTCTGATCGTTCACCTTTTCCTTTTCAATGGGTTTTGCTTTATTGATTACCATCGCAAAAGCATCCTCTGTCATTGCCAAAAGAACTTCACGATCATCATCCGTAAAATTCTCATTGTTTTTAATAAGTTCGTCCACTTTCTTAGGACAGCACTCCTGCATAGTCTTAGCCATACCTTCCTCCTTGTTTTGTGTTTGTTTTTTTACTTTATTATTAACAGTCTCTATGGATTCTTTAATAACCACTTCGACTGGATCACCATTAAAAGAAACCTTACCGGCATTATCTACTGTATAATTCCTTTTATATGTTTTTGCCCCTGTACTATTCCCTCTTCTTGGCCTAACTGTATAAACCATAAAATCAGGATACATTTTTCTTAAATAATATGAATATTGATCATCATCCATTGAGTCAACTAACCCATAAGCAGAATCAATTAGTTGAGTATAATCAATATCCATATTATCCAAAAATTTAAACTTTATCGTATCTTCATTTAATTGAAAATACTTTAATGACTCCTTTTCCATACCATCTCCTTTATTTGCCCTTATTCCACAACCATCTTTCCAAGAACAAGCCCCAACCCCCCCTGGAAGAAGGGCTAAATGATCAGGTCTGATATTGGTTGCAACTGCATTATAAGTTTCTCCATTCCAATCACCAGAAACTTCCTGTGCATCACAAAATAAACCTGTACTTACCTCCAAATTATTTCCTGATTCAAGTGCCTTGATAACATCAGCGCCAAGAGCATTCAATACAGTTTCTTCAAGCCATGCTTCTGCTTTCAATTTATTGTCTTCAAAAACAGTATTAAATATTTTACCAACAACCTGTGTATTATATACTTGAGGATCATTGCAAGAAATAGGAGATCCATTATCATCTTGAGGATGATTTATACTTACCGGCATACCATTCCATGTCCAATGGTACTCTGCTAATTCCTGTGATGTATAAAGAGTAGGTCCGCCAGATCCAGCATGTACTCCTTCTGTCATCATAATAACAGGATAGACGATATACGCTTCTCCATTAAGCATTTCTCGTCTACTCTGTACGGCTGCATTAAATTGGATATGTACTTGGCACTTATTCTTCATTTAACTTGCTCCTAAGTTCCATATTATCTGTAATATCAAGAGGCAAACACACACATCGACATTGAGGATGAACTGGTATCATTGGTAGTGCTTGGCTTAGTGTATATACTCCATTTCCAAACTTTGTTTTTCTTCTTGCAATCGTATTACATTTTTCACATACCCTTGAATCACCTGCTGTTTGCCATTCAGCTAAAACCGTAACTCCAACACTTCCCCAATTTTCGTACTCTTGTATAGTCGCATGGTGATGAGATCGGATAACTTCAGTACGTGCTAATAAAGTAGCTCTGTTTTTTCCAATACTATCAATTTTCTTATTTAGTTCTCTTGCAATTTCCCTTGGGGCTTTTCCTTCAGCCATATTTTGAGCAAGAGTATCAGAAATTTGTTTATCTACTTCATCAGTAATGCCTTTTAATCCTGTATATGCTCTTGTATGTAACAGACCTACTCTATCCATATGAACTGGTAAATTAAAATCAGCATTTACTGATCTATCTGGAGAAATGGAATATCCTTTTTTATTTAATTCTGTCCTTGCTCGTTGCATTCCTTTTTTATACGCCGTATCTATATAAGCGTTCATCCAAAAAGAATTAACTGCTGATCCTATTTGCTGAGTACTTCTTAATTCAAGAACCCCCAATTCAATTTGAACCTTAAACCAATCCATAAACTGTTGTGTTTTTTCGGGGTCCGTTAAAAATGCAAATTCTCCGGGTCTTAGTGCTTCATTTACGGTGATTGTCAACCCAAAACAATCATTCGTTACAATACTTTCATTAACAAGCCCTTTTAAAGCCCGAAATTTGCGATTTAAGACACTTACAAGCCTTTCCCTAAGTGTCAGGGTACGTGTAGGATCTATACTTAAAATACTATTGAAAATTTGGGACTGCATTAAACATTCCCTGAATCATCTGGAATATTGGAATAATCCCCTATAGATGTAAACCCACCATCTCCTAATGAATCCTTAATTTGATTAATAGTATCCTCTTCGAGATCCATAAATTCTCTAAGAAAAATCTCAGGCGGGATAAGCATATCCGCCCCAGGAGCATTTGTGTATTCTTTAATAGATTTAGTTTTATTATAATTGATTTCTGCTTTTTCCTTTTCACCCAAAGCACTCATCCGTTTCCAATCAATTTTATACACATTATTAATTGGTTCAGGCAAAACATTATATTCAATAAGCCTATCAATCAAAGGTTTCAATACTTCAGGTGTACAGAAATTCTCCATTCTTTCACGAACAAGATTATTCCATGTTTTCTCATCTTGATTACTTGAAAGTTCACCGCGTTCAGACCCCATCAAAATACGTTTAGGAATTCCAGTTGCAATACTTACTGCATTTAACTGAACTTCAACAAAATCCCTTGGAGTCATGATATTAGTTTCAAGATTCTTAATATCAACTCCCTGAACCTTCAACCAACGCCTTAAATTATGTTCGTATTCATCAAATTGGGTCTGGAGATCATCTTTTTCTTCTGTACCAAATTGATATTCGGGATCGGCTTTAGCTACTTTACCAGGAGAAGCATTTCGCCAAAACATTTCAGCACTTCCTCCAAGAATCTTTTCAATATCATCTAACCGATTATAAATTCCTTCAAGGCGTGGAACGCCATAGATGTTGTTTTCCATCGGTTCTTCAACAATATGAATTATTCTGGAGTGGTGTACTCTAAAGGAAGGAATCGTCATTATCTGGTTATCTTCCTGATCTGGATTAATGTTATACATTTCAGGAGAACCATAACGAGGGGAAGTTCTTCTTGTATCAAATTGATCTATTTTAGCTGTATCTTCAGAATAAGGTTGAATATAAAGGAGTTCAGATACTTTATCTGCGTTTACTGGTTGTGTAAAATCATCAGTATCATCTAATCCTAAAAGAATTACGGCATATCTACCTAAACCAAGAAGTTTATCTGAACGATAGATATCACGAAAAATTGCTTTTTTATTTACAAGCTCTTTCCATGCTTGGGAAAATTCAGTTACTTCATTCTTAGAATCGCTAATACGGGGGGGATTTGACCAACAAGATTTAGCAATCCTTTGGATTACCATCTTTGCTATTTCATTTCTTTGGAACTTTCGATAAAAGTCAGAAAAATTTAGAGTCTTTTTCCAACCTAATGTTTGGTATAGATCTCTGGATGTACCGTATGTTTCTCCAAGTCCTGCACTGTATTGTAATCTGGAAGAAACTATACTAAGAGCTTTTAACTGCCTCTTGGCATTGAGAATCTGTAAAGATTTTTCTCCACGTTTCATAAAAACTTCTTTCTTTTTTTGATTCACCCCAAAATTAGCAAATAGTATTCCCTTTGAACGGAATATAAGGGTTTTAAATAAAGTTGCAAGGGGCAAGGCATAGTAACCCCTACCTTAACCCCTAAACCCCTTGATTTTGCCCG